TGTGACCCTAACCTGATTCGTTTGTGGGCACTGGTGAAGTCGATCAAGGATGATTGCCTGTATCTGTGTCGATGTTCAGGACCTGCTGCCTATTTGAATGGGGAGCGTATTGTAGGAGAAGGGTTTGTAATGTCCAATGAGTTTGGAACTTATAAGTTGGTAAACAGGGAAGTATTCTCTCACGCCAACTTTAATTCTGGCAGGTTTCAAGTAAAGTAAAACCTTTATAACCTTTTCTTGATAAACTAGTCCTAGGGATATTATTTTCTTCACAAAACTTTCTTAAACTTGAAACCTCAACAATTTGGTTTGTTGGGGTTTTTATTTTATAAATCATTCGTTGTGAATAACATCTATTATATGAATGATCACACCACTCTAAGTTACTAACACTATTATCACTTCTATTTTCATTTTTGTGATTGATTAAAGGTAATTTGTTTGGATTTGGTAGATAGGTTTCTGCTACTAATCTATGAACTCCTTGACATACAAGTTTATCTCCTATTCTAACCCTGATATTTTTATATCCAGATTGTTTGTGTGTCCCTGGAAATAACTCTTTTAGTGTGCCTTTTTTGTTACTAAAAACCCTGCCATCTTCCGTGACAAAGTAACCCTTATGGGTAGGATGTTCTTTCATCTGCTCTATGTTTGTGTGGTGTATTATTTATAAGGGGAGATGATAAAATCTCCCCAACCTGACAAGTTACCACACAAACCAGGCAAAAACTATTTAGTGTGCCAGTAGCACAACCTACACACACCCCCTAGCAGGGGTCCTGAGTTGCCTTATAGTAGTTTCAACGGGGGGCAAAGCACCCCCCTCACCAAAGAATTAAGATGACCCGCGAATTTCATCACACTCTCTCCCCCCTGCTGCAGACTATCTCTGCTCAGGCAATTGTTAAAGTTAATGAGCGCCTGAAACTTGGCATTTGGGGTATCTACATTCCCCTGAAAGATCTTTTTGTTGATGATAAGCAAATCAACCAAACTCTTACAAAACTTCTTCAGAATCTGGTGAATTATTGCATCAAAGAAGTGATGAAAGAAATGGGAGTTAATGGTAAGCAAGTCGGTGAAGATGGATATGATTATATCTTCATTGTCGATGGAGTTGAGTACAAAGTTGAATTCAAACTCATTGCAGGCACTGATAGCATGAAAGCAAGTTTTGCAACTGGCAATAAAATCAGCGCCCTTAAAGATGAGGATGGTAACTCTATCGGTAAGAAGTCTCCGCTGGTATGGTCCATCAAATATGTGATGGGTGATGATAATCAACTGACTGAATATGCTGCGGCACTGGTCAATTGCGATCGTTTCTTTAATCCTAACAGTGGTTGGCGTGCTGGTAGTGGAAAGAATGACAGTTATGCTAACTTGAATGTTTGTCTGAATGAATTGCTCTGCCTTGATATTCTTTACGGTGTAAAACATAAGGCACAAAAGTATTATCATTTTCTTCCTGAGGCAATGTGACAATCGGCGGGGTGTCCACTCGGCACCCCCCTTCTGCCCCTCCTGCCCTTAGAATGACCTCAGTTCAAACAACCCGATGATCACGACCTCCTTTGCCTACGGCGACTCCTACGGCATCCACGATCGCTACGGCGACGATGAGCGGGAGCATGATGACCTGATGAGCGCCGAGGATTATGATGCCCGCGCTGCCTGGCGTGACGGTTGGGCAAGTGACACACAAGGGCGCTGGTGACCCCCTCCCTGCCTCTATACTGATTCAGTCAACCACAGACAACCCAATGGCAACCGCAACCTACCAGACCAACCTGACCGACCGCACCTATAACGGTTGGACTAACTACGAAACCTGGAATGTTGTGCTCTGGATTGAGAATGACGAAAGCATTCAAGACTACATTCAAGAGCACGAAGTCTGCTGCTATGAAGAACTGTTGGACCTGTTCTATGCTTGTGGCAGCACCGAAACCCCTGACGGTGTGAAGTGGGCAGACCCTAAGGTCAACCGCCCCGAAATCAACGGTGACGTGTTCGATTTCTGAACCGTCCACAAGGGGGGCAGCGACCCCCCTCTGACCCTGTAGGATACTCTCAACAGCAAACGACCCGATGACCGAAGACCGCCTGCTCTGCCTCTACGATGACCTGCTGGCACTGGCAGAGCGTCAGGCAGTTGACCTCTACGGATGCGACCTGGATCGCTTGGACCCTGAGATCCTGGAATTCTACGGTTCCAAACTGACCGAAGACAACCTGGAGGAACTGGCATCCGACCTTGCCCATGAGGCATGGTTCGCCAACTGACCCCCGACCTGCTACAATACTCTCACAACGCAACCCACCCATGAGCAAGCGTTTCCCCTGGATTGATGACCTCAGCACCCCGCAGCTGGTGGCTCTGGCAGGTATCCTGATCGTTGGCGTCGCTGGCGTCGTTGCCCTTAAGGCGTGGCTCCTGGTGCTGGTGCTGGGGTGGTTTGGAATCACCGCCCTGGGATTTTGGAAGGCGGTTGTGGCAGTTGTCCTGCTGGACCTGTTGCTGGCCGCTGCCCGCCGCTGACCTGCTACAATACTCTCACAACGCAAGACACCCCATGCGCTTCGAAGTCCGTTACCAGACCCCCTACAACCACTGCGAGTGGCGCTCCCAGTGGTTCACCAGTAAAGAGGAAGCAGACCGTATGGTAGACTTCTATCGCTCCTGCGGGTCGCCCTCTCACATTGCCCCCTCCTCCCTGGCACAACTGGAACGCTGACCCCCATGGGAATGGCAGCGCCCCTAAAGACTCCGCCAACCCTTTACCTTTCAACTCTGATGACCCGCGACCTGGCACTCTCCCTGCTCCGCACTGGCAACGACGGCAACAGCATCCTCCAGATTCTGGAGACCCTGACCTCTGACATTGAGCAGGAGAACATCGCTGACGCCGCTGCCCATTATGCTGCCATCAGCGCCCCGACCCTGCAGGAAGTTCAATTCTGAAACTGCACACCCTGGGGGAGCAGACCCTCCCCTGGGGTCTAATATTAGGGGGACCGCAACCGACAGAGGACCGATGACCCACACCATCACCAACACTGAAGCCCAACTCCTGCAGACTGCTGGCGTGATCACCTGGGACTGCTTCACCCCTAGCATGATTCGGCAGATGCACGCCACCCCTGAAGGCGCTGAGATGCTCCGCCTGATTGTCCGCGACAACCTGCAGGGTGCCGCTGATAAGATCGCCAACGCCCTCCTTGCCAAACTCTGAGGTGGCACACAAGGGGGGCAGCGATGCCCCCTGCTGCCTGTAGAATTCTCAAGCAACCGACAGAGACCTGATGACCTTCCCCGACCTCATCGCTGAAATCACCAACCCTGAGAACGGCACCATCTACTGGATCGAAGCGGCACACGCTGCCAAGCAGCATGGTCTGTGGGATGACTTCCGCACCGACTACGGAACGACCTCTGCCTTCGGTGGGGTCGATGCTGGGGAGTTTCTGGTCTGGCTGGGGTATTGACCCTGGCACCCCGACCCTGTAGAATTCCAAAGCAAACCGCAACCGACCTCATGCTGGACGGAACCATCGCCACCGCCTTCGACGACCTGACCTCCTTCCAACTGGAGGAGTGGCTGTGGGAAGGAAACCCCACCGCCAAGGAGCAGCGGGCAATCCTCAAGGAACTGGTATCCCGCCAGCAGCGCCGTGAAGCAATTGCCGACCTGCTCTGGTGACCCCTACGGGGAGGGTTGACCCCCTCCCCTCCATCCTGTAGAATTCTCAAGCAACCGACAGACGACCGATGCGTTTCCCCCTCTCTCAAGCAACCCGCCTCTCTGACCGTCAGACCGTGTGGGTCTCCGCCTCTGACAATGCCAAGAATGCGGACGGTCGCCCCTCTCAGTTCGTGCACTGGGGTGTGCCCACTGCCACCATCGCCGCCGCCTATTCTGAGGCACACCGTGGCACTCACCGCTGCCCCATCAGCGGGTGGGTCAGTCAGCAGGGGTGAGGGGTCTCCCCCCCATTCGTGCTACAGTAACCAAGCAACCGAAACCAACCGATGACCGTCACCATCACCCGTCTCCGCCGCCAGGGTCCCCGTAAGGGTGAAACCCTCTCCCGCAATTCTCAGCACGGTCGCGGCGCTGCAGTCGGTGCCGTTCGTGGCGGAGACTCTGCCGCTGCTTCTCATGCCGTTGGTGCTGGTAAGGGTCTGACCATCACCCGCGTGACGGGTCTGGGGCGGCAGATGGTCTCCGACCTTGACGGTGCCATCGCCCGTGCTAAGCAGCAGCATCGCGCCGACCGTATCGCCGCTGCCCGTGACCGTCTGCAGGAGCGGGTGGGTCATTCGCCGCTCGCCTGCCGCTTCTGACTCATATTCGTGGGCGGCAGTCATTCGTGCGTGTTTGGCAGTCGCCCCCGCCCGTTGCCCGCGTCGCGGGGCGGCGTGTTATAAGGTTACCCCCCGTTCATAAATCGATGGGTCCCCCTAACCTACAAAGTGTTACGAAAGGCATCTATATATCACACTGATTATAAAAATTTTTTTCCCTATATAAAAACGAAAAAAGGTTTAGAGGAAATGAAAAAAAATTCCGGAGATATTTTCGAGTCCATAGAGGTCGATCCAATTAGTGGGGAGTATTACATTACAATCCCAGAGCAAGTCATGAATGAACTCTCATGGTATGAAGACACTGAAATATCCTTTAAGATTGAGGGGGACGAAGTAGTCTTAACCGAAAGGGAAGTCGATTGACACTCTATACATAATACTGTATGATACTGAAGTAAACAACTTATCTCATGGCAAAAGGATTCACTGTAAAAGCAAAGGCACCCGTTGCCTCACAAACTACACAAGAATGGGATTATAATCTAGCAAAAGAGATGGTGCGTGGTAAGTCCGTCGTCTTTTGTCTTCCTGGAAGAGGAGTCTCTTACACATACTTGAAGAATTTCGTGCAACTCTGTTTTGACTTAGTTCAGGCGGGAGCAAGCATTCAAATCTCGCAAGACTATTCATCAATGGTAAACTTTGCAAGATGCAAATGTTTAGGTGCGAATGTACTGCGAGGACCTGACCAAATTCCCTGGGATGGCAAATTGAAATATGATTGGCAACTATGGATTGACTCTGACATTGTTTTTAATACTGAAAAGTTTTATCAACTAGTCTTAATGGACAAAGACATTGCTTCTGGTTGGTATGCGACTGAAGATGGTCATACGACCTCAGTTGCACACTGGTTGGATGAAGATGATTTCAGAGGTAATGGTGGAGTGATGAATCATGAAACCGTTGAAAGCATCTCTAAGCGTCGGAAACCATTTACAGTTGACTATGCAGGATTCGGTTGGCTTCTGATTAAGAATGGAGTATTTGAGCATCCTGAAATCAAGTATCCTTGGTTTGCCCCTAAGATGCAAGTCTTTGAATCTGGTCAAGTTCAAGATATGTGTGGAGAAGATGTATCATTCTGTTTGGATGCAAAGGAAGCAGGATTTGAAATTTGGTGCGACCCTCGCGTGCGCGTTGGACACGAAAAAACAAGGATTATTTGATATGACTAACGATAACGAAACTTACAATATCCTATGTAAGGGTCGTAGAATATATACAGGACTTACAGAGGAAGAATATTTCAATGTAATGGAGGACTTGTCAATAGAATTCTATCAGACAGGTTCTCCACGACCTGAAGATATTGAAACTGAAATTTTAACGGAGAGTAAACTATGGCAAAAGGCGGATCACTGAAGAATAGTTCTTATATTCCGGGACCTCCTAAGAAGTCTCGTCAAGGCAATGGAGGTGGTACTAAGTATGCCTCGTCTTCTCGTAATGGAGCACGTAAGAAGTATAGAGGTCAAGGTAAAGGATGAAAAAGAGTTCTCATGGACCAGGAGGCAAGCACCGTAGAACTGGCACTTGTCGCACTAATGCCCAAAAGGCAGCAGCACGGAAAAGGAGAAAACTCAAACCAGGTAGAAAATACGGGTTTAAGTAGATGTATCTTCTAGAGTGTAATGATGAATGGAATCATATACATCCTGAAGATTTGTGGGTATATAATAAATTATTTCTAAGTCGGCGTTTAGGTTATATTTGTGGTCCTGCAGGGACTACAGTTCCTAAACCCGACTTTTATATTGTTCGCCCATCTTTTAATTTGTTTGGGATGAGTCGTTTTGCTCGTATAGTATGGATAGAAAAGTTTACAGATAACATACACCCCTCTGAATTTTGGTGTGAGATATTCAAGGGTGAGCATTTAAGTGTCGATTATCATAATCAACAGCATGATATGACAGTATTAGGAGTTAGAAATGAAGAGAATCCCATTTATAAGTGGGACCGATGGGAAAAAATTAATAGAAAAATAGAATTTCCTGATATTTTAAAGAATTTAAAGAAAAAATATGAATGGATAAATTGCGAATTCATAGATGGGCGCATTATAGAAGTACAATTTCGTAGAAATCCTGATTTTAGATATGGAAATACAGTGGCAATTCCAGTCTGGGAAGAAGATAGTAATAAAATTTATCAAGATTGCACTTATATTGATGATGTTGACTATAAAAGAAAAGGTTTTTGGGTAAAATAAATACATTTTTTGTGTACAACTGAATTGGAAATCTTTTCAATGGGCAAACACCTACTCTTAGAGGTGTATGATGTTGATTTTGAAGCGATTAATGATGTAGAATCGCTTCAAAATGTAATGATCAATGGCATTAAACGTGCTAAAATGACCATTTTGAATGTTTTTTCACATTGTTTTATACCTCAAGGGTGTACAATTGTGATTGCTCTTGCAGAAAGTCATGTTTCTTGCCATACTTGGCCTGAAAATGGGTGTTTAGCAATCGATGTTTACACCTGTGGAGACGGAAATCCAAAATTAATCGCTTTAGAGATATTAAAATACTTAAATTCTGACAATTACTCTCTTCGGGAAATCGATCGTTAAATAGAAATAAGGAGATAGCAACCTCCTTTATAAAAGTTCTGTTTTATTCATTAAAACAGGAGCTAAAATGTCTAATTTACCCGTCGATAGGGACTCAAATTATATGAGAGAGATGTGGGGAACTACTCATCTCATCACCGATTATGATAATGTGCCCCCAAAAAGAGTGATTCAAGAGGTTATGCATGACCTGGCACCTAAGCATAACTTGAAAAAACAACAAGAATTGCACGAAAAAATTCGCAATGACGAAGATTATGATGATTGGGAGTATGGAACTGAGCCAGGATATGGATCTTTGTGGAAATAAACATAAATAATCCAAGAAATTTCTTATCCAATGGCAGTAACACGAATATCTAGATCATTCAAGGATATTAGTCTGTCTTTTGATCCACATCCTGTGACCAAAGATCTGCCAATTCTGAAAAATCAGAGTGCAATTATTCGTTCTATTCGTAATCTTGTAGAAACTATCCCAAACGAAAGATTTTTTAATCCTAGTTTGGGATCTGATGTTCGCTCAAGTCTATTTGAATTTGTAGATTTTGCAACTGCATCAGTTGTAAGAGACCAAATTATCAACACAATTTCAAATTATGAGCCAAGAGTGTCTGGTGTTGATGTAGAAGTTGAACCTAGACCAGACTCTAATGAATTTGAAGTTACTGTTATTTTTGATATCATTGGACAAGAATTACCAACGCAACAGTTCTCATTCATATTAGAGGCAACAAGATAAAATGCCTTTCACTAAATTTACCAACCTAGATTTTGACCAGATAAAAACTTCAATCAAAGATTATCTTCGTGCTAACTCAACATTCACGGATTTTGATTTTGAAGGTTCTAACTTCTCTGTTCTAATTGATACTCTAGCGTATAACACATATATTACGGCATTTAATTCGAATATGGTGATAAACGAATCCTTTTTGGATTCGGCAACTGTTAGAGAAAATGTAGTTTCTCTTGCTAGGAATATTGGTTATGTGCCATATTCTAGAAACGCTGCAAGTGCTACAGTATCTTTTACGGTAAATGTACCCCCAAGTAGTTTTTTAAGCGACGATACGCCTGTTTATACGCCAACAGTAACTCTACAAGCAGGACTTGTCTGCACTGGTTCAGTAAGGGGAACTTCTTATGTATTTTCTGCTCCAGAAAATATCACAGTTCCAGTTGTGAATGGTGTAGCAACATTTAGTAATATTATAATCAAAGAAGGAACTTTTCTAACCAAAAAGTTTACTGTTAATGCATCTTTAGACCAAAAGTTTATACTTGACAACTCTTTTATTGATACTTCTACAGTTAGAGTCTATGTAAAGGGTTCTAGTGATAGTGGATTAGGAATAAAATACTCATTAGTGGATAATATTTTTGAAGTAAATTCAAATTCTCAAATCTTTTTAATTCAGGAAGTACAGGACGAAAAATATCAACTTCTTTTTGGTGATGGAATTTTTGGTCAAAAACCAGAAAATGGCGCAATAATTACTAGTAACTACATTATAACTAGTGGAAAGGATGGAAATGGTGTAGAAACATTCTCTTTTGCGGGATCATTAAGGAATTCTGATGATGGTAATGTAATACCACAGAATACAATTACAGTTACTACTAATCAGAAATCTCAAAATGGATCTGATATTGAAACAATAGATTCTATTCGTTATTTCGCTCCTCGTTTGTATGCATCTCAATATAGAGCAGTAACTGCAAGTGATTATGAAACTATTATTAAGTCCAAAATATATGGAAATGCAGAGTCAATTTCTGTGATTGGCGGAGAAGAATTAACTCCACCACAGTTTGGAACGGTTTTAATCAGTATAAAACCAAAAAATGGCACATTTGTTTCAGATTTTGACAAAGAAAATATACTTGCAAAACTAAAGCAATATAGTGTCTCTGGAATTAATACAAAAATAATTGATCTGAAAATTCTTTATGTTGAAATTGAGTCTTTTATCTATTATAATGAAAGTCAAGTTGCAAGTTCTTCAGACTTAAAAACTAGAGTAAACAATTCTCTTACAAAGTATTCGGAGTCTGTAGATTTAAATAAGTTTGGTGGAAGATTTAAATATAGTAAAGTTTTACAAGTTATAGACAATACCGACAATGCTGTTACTTCAAATATAACAAGAGTTAGAGTAAGAAGAGACTTAAAGGCTCTTGTGAATCAGCAGGCACAATATGAAATATGTTTCGGAAATCAATTCCATGTAAATCAGTATGGATATAATATTAAATCAACTGGATTTAAGATTTTAAATGAATCAGATACTGTATATTTTAGTGATGTTCCTAATTCTGATGGAAAAACAGGTGTAATTGCCATTGTAAAACCATCCACGGGAACTAGCATAGAAACGCAATCAAACGTTTCTCTACAACCATTCGTAATTGTACAATCTGCAGGAGTTGTTAATTATGAAACAGGTGAAATAACTATTAACACCATTACAATAACATCAACTGAAAGAGATAATGATATTATTGAAATACAAGCATATCCTGAGTCAAATGATGTTGTTGGTCTGAAAGACTTGTATGTTTCTTTTGACATTTCAAAAAGTCAAATAAATATGGTAAAGGATACTATTGCATCTGGTGAGGACATTTCTGGTGTTGTCTTCACAAAAAATTCTTATCGCTCAAGTTATTCAAACGGGAGTTTAACGAGGTCATAATATGGTACAGAATGGTTTCGAATCAAGGGTAAAAGTACAACAAATAATTGATAGTCAATTACCAGAATTTATTTTAGATGAAAGTCCAAAAGCATCAGAATTCTTAAAACAATATTATATCTCTCAAGAATATCAGGGTGGACCTACAGATATTGTTGAGAATTTAGACCAATATATAAACCTCGATAGTCTCATTCCTGAGGTTATAATAGGAAGCGTTGTCCTTGAAAACAATATTACTGCAACTAGTAATACGATAGAAGTAGATAGTACTAAAGGTTTTCCTTCACAGTATGGATTATTAAAAATTGATGATGAAATTATCACTTACACTGGGTCAACTGAGACATCTTTTACTGGTTGTATTCGTGGATTTAGTGGTATTACTAATTATCATAAAGATCTTCAGTATGAAGAATTAGTTTTTAGCGAATCTTCGGCAGCAGCACATATTTCTGGTGCTACAATTCAAAATTTAAGTTCTCTGTTTCTACAAGAATTTTACAAAAAGATTAAGTTTAGTTTGACACCAGGTTTAGAATCTGTAGATTTTACTGAAAACTTAAATGTTGGTAATTTTATAAAAGAAGCAAGGTCTCTTTACGAATCTAAAGGAACAAATGAATCTTTTAGAATTCTATTTAATGTTCTATTTGGAGAAACACCAAGTGTAGTAGATTTAGAAAGATTCTTAATTAAACCATCAGACGCCAGTTTTATAAGAAGAGATGTAGCAGTAGTTGATATAATATCTGGTGATCCTACTAGATTAAAGGGTCAGACGATTTACAAATCTACTGATGAAAATACCAGTGCTTCTGTTTCTGAGGTAGATGCAATTACTAGAAAAGGAAAGACTTACTATAAACTTAATTTTTTTGTAGGTTATGATGATACTTATCCTAATGTTACTGGAACTTTCTTAATAACTCCAAATACTAAGGTAATTGAAAATGTAACTTTAGATTCTGTTAATAGAAATGTAATCACAGTAGATTCTACTGTTGGATTTGCAGAGTCTGGTTTTGTTTTTTATAATGAAAACAAGATTTTTTATACTGAAAAAACTATTAATCAATTTTTAGGGTGTTATATAGATTCTGATCAATCTATCACCATCAACAAAACATCGTCTTTGACATCTAGTGAAACTTATTATGGATATGAAGATGGTGACATAACTAAGAAAGTAGAATTTATAATTACTGGCGTATTATCTAATGTTATTATTGATTCAGATTCATATAGTTTTTTAGAAGGGGAAAAGATATATCCACAAAATGTTGGACAAATTATAGAAAAAGGTAGTAGCACAAAACAAATCTTTGCCAATAGTTGGATTTATAATACCAGTTCTAGATATCAAATAGATTCATTTTCCGGAAGTACAATAACAACAAAATCTTCAATTGATAATACAAGTTTATCTGTTGGAGATAAGGTTGAAATTTTAAGAAGAAATACTGAAGTTGTAGTCACATCTTTTGATGATGTCAGTGTTTTATCAATTTCGGATAACACTATTACTACTGATAAAAATACTTCGACATTAAATCCTCTAGACAAGTATGATGTTAGAAGGAAGGTTAAAAAAGTATCATCTTCATTAGTACCTATTGAATTTGGAAACGATAAGATAACATCAGATGTACAAAATGTTTATTCTGAAGGTTCCAATAGTCTTTATGTAGCTTCTAATTCACTTCCATCATATTCCACCGAAACAGATGTTTTTGAATATACTGTAGTTGGTTTGTTGGAAAGAAGTGAAAATGACGATTATAGTGTTATTGATTTTGGAATTGATCAGGTAGTTTCCTTTATAACTGGAGATAGAGTATATTATTATCCAGATGAATCTGGTGCAATAGAAGGTTTGAATGAAGGTGATTATTATGTTGAGGTCTTAAAGAATGATGATCTTAATGTTAATAACCGAAGAATTAGACTTTATTTGAGTAATTCTACCATTGGAACGGATGATTATGTTTCTTTTGGTTTATTGTCTAATGGTATTGTAACTGGAACACATAAATTTGTGTTGTATTCCCAAAAATCTAGATTAATTTCACCACAAAAACTTCTTAAAAAGTTTATTATAAACCAGACAATTGGTGGAAATAAAAAATATGAAACTATTCCTGGACCTATTGGTCTTTTAAAGAATGGAGTTGAAATATATGGTTATAAAACAAATGATAAAATTTATTATGGACCATTAGAGACTGTTAACGTCTTAAGTGGTGGAAGTGGATATGATGTAATAAATCCACCCTCACTTACTTTATCAAGTGGTAGTGCCCTTGTACAACCAGTAGTAAAAGGATCTGTTGAAAAAATATTCGTAGATCCACAGGACTTTGATATTGATGTCGTAGTTTCCATAGCATTAACTGGTGGAAACGGTGCTGGGGCAAGTTTTGAACCAGTTATAGAAAAATTTGTTAGAGAACTTGAATTTGATGCTAGACCAATTTCTATCGGAGGTGGATTAGATTCTGTAAATGAAAGAATTGCATTTACAAAAAATCACAACTTAATAAATGGTCAACCAATTATCTACAACAGTAATAATTCTAATGCTATAGGAATTGGAACTTTTGGAGGATCTGATTTAGATCAGTCTAAGACTTTAGTGAATGGTGCCACTTATTATTCGAAAGTAATCAATGATAAAACTATAGAAATATATCAAACTTTTTCCGATTATATCTCTGGAATTAATACAGTAGGATTTACTACTATTGGAAATTCTGGAATTCAAAAATTTAAAACTAATCTTACAAATAGATTAACAGGAATCAAAGTTATTAACAGTGGAAGTGATTATACTAATAGAAAACTTAGAGTTAAACCAGTTGGTATTTCTACATATAATCACACTTTAGAATTTAAGAATCACGGTTTTTCTGATGGTGAAATTGTAACTTATGATTATCAAACTACAGGTATAACTGGTTTATCTACAGCAAATAGGTATCAAGTATTAAAAATAGATTCTGATAAATTTAGACTTTGCAACGCTGGAGTTGATGGTACAGATACTTCTAATTATGAAAGAAAACACTATGTAAAATTTTCAACTACCGGATCTGGATATCAGATTTTTAGTTATCCTGATATTGTTTTATCAGTTGATTATACTTCTGTTGGTTTAGGAAGTACTCAAGTCAAAGGATCTATTGTTGCAACTCCGATAATTAGAGGTGAAATAGACCAAGTTTATGTTTATGAACAAGGATCGGATTATGGTTCATTAGTTTTAAACAAGCACCAAAGACCTCAAATTGTAATTAAAAATGGAAAAGAGTCACAATTTAAACCATTAATTGAAAATGGTAGAATTGTTGATGTAACTATCCTATATGGAGGACAAGATTATTATTCCACTCCAGATTTAGTTGTATCTGGTAGTGGTATTGGTGCAAATCTTAGACCTATAGTATCTAATAATAAAATTATAGATGTAATCGTTGTTAACTCAGGTGCAGGTTATAGTATTACAGACACAGTGATTCGTGCTGTTCCTGCAGGTAAGAATGCTATCTTTGAATCTAATATAAGATCCCTAACACTCAATAATTCATATAAGTATGGGATTCAAAATGAAAATTATAGAGACCCTGCAACAGAAATATTAGTTGAGACAGAAAATAATCTAGAATATGCAGTTGTTGGATATTCTGAATCTTTAAAGAGTAATCTAAAAGATTCTGGTAATAATACTACACATTCTGACATTATTGGATGGGCATATGATGGAAATCCGATCTATGGGTCTTATGGATATTCGGATCCAAATAATACTGAAAATGTTAAAAAATTAGAACCTGGATATTCTCTAGCAACTATTGAAAATCGCCCATCTACTTCTATTTTCCCTGTTGGATACTTTATTGAAGATTATGTATTTACCAATAGTGGAGACTTGGACCGATATAATGGTAGATTTGGAAAAACTAAAGATTTTCCAGAAGGTGTTTATGCATATTTTGCCACAGTTGAAAATAATGATGATAATCAATCTGTCGGCAAGTTTCCATATTTTATTGGAAATGAATACAGATCTCCATATATCGAAGAAAATATTTCATTAAATCAATCGTTTGATTTTAATAATTCTTCTCTAATTAGAAATACTCTTCCGTATAAGGTAAATGATGAGTATGCTGATAATGACTTTATTGTAGAATCTAATGAAATCATAGAACAAAAGACTTTAATTGAGTCAGTTTCTTCTGGTAGTGTTTCTTCACTACAAGTAGTTGATTCTGGGTCTAATTATAAAGTTGGTGACGAAATATTATTTGATGAAAGTGGAACAGAGGGTGGTGGAATTTATGCAAAAGTATCTAAGGTAAAAGGCAAACAAATTAATCAAATTGATACTAACATTGTATCTTATACAGATTCGGTAATAACATGGGAAAATGGCAATACTGTAAAAGTCCAAGTATTGCCATATCATGAGTTTTTGAGTGGAGATAATATTAATATATCCGGATTATCTACACAGGTTTCTAATTTAAATGGATCTTACAAAATAGGACTTACAACTTATTCAACAATACTGGATAAAGAAATTCCAGCATATGCTTCAACAGGAATAGTTACAGACATTTATCTATCTTCAATACCTGAAACCGTTTCTATTGGAAGTAGTTTCAAAATTGGTGCGGAAACCTTCTCCATTCTAAACATTTATGACAATTTTGGTATCGTAAAGGTACGTAGAGATTCAAGTGGTGGAATACACACCCAAACAACTCCAGTATATTTTCTTCCAAACTCGTTCACAGTTAATAAATCTACTGATTATTTTGAGTCTAAGATTGATGATAAGGTTTATTACAATCCTACAAAATCTGTGGGAGTTGGAACTACTTCTGGTACTGGAATTAATGTAAATTACAACATTGGTATAACATCATATAATACATTTATACCAACTCAGAGTATCTTTATACCAAATCACCCATTTAAAACTGGACAGCAAGTAATCTTTAGAAAACCAAGTGGTGCCTTTCCAATATCAGTATCAAATACTTCTACAAGTGCTTCATTTAATATTTTAAGTGGAGACAGTGAAACTTTATATACAATTAACAAATCTAAGGATTATATTGGTATAGTAACTAGTGTTGGATTTACAACTAATACAAATGGACTATTTTTTAGAAATACTCTTTGGTATCCGCAACACGATAACTATGAATATTCAATAGAATCAAACTTTACTCAAGTCACTGCAGATGTTAATAAAATAAACACAGTAGTTTCTGTTTCAACATCTCATGAATTAAAAATTGGCGATACTGTAACTTTAAATGTAAATCCAGATTTATCGGTAGGTATAGGAACATCAACTGCCGTAAGAGTTAAACGTAGTGCATTAATTGACAATATTATTGTAAATCCTATCGGATTTAGTTCTTTAGGAATTAGTACAGAGTCTAATCAAATTACAATAAATTCTCATGGACTTAAAACTGGTGATAAAATTCTATATCAATCAGAATCTATTCCATCTGGTATAGAAACTGGAACTTATTATGTTTATAAAGTAGACGATAATACAATAAAATTATCTGAAACTCATTTAGAAGTTTCTAGTGTTTCTCCATCTTTTGTAAACCTAGTAACTGCCGGAATTGGCACACAGGAGATTAGTTTAGTAAATCCACAAATTCAAATTGTAAAAAATAATAACTTAGTATTTGATTTATCCGATTCTTCACTTTATGGATATGAATTAAAAATTTACTATGATAAAGACTTCACAAAAGAATTTGTCTCAGTTGCAACTACTACCTCGTTATCAGTCTCTGGTGTTGGAACTGTAGGAGTATCTACAAATGCGTCACTGACTTTAAATTATACTGATTCTGTTCCAGAAAAACTCTATTATAATTTAGAAAAGTCTGGATATATCAGTACTGCAGATACTGATGTTGTCAACTATTCCGAATTGTCTTTTACTGATAGTGTTTATAATGGAAATTATACTGTAGTTAGTGTCGGAGACACTACTTTTACCGTTTCTTTATCAAATACTCCAGAAAATTTAAACTATCAAAAAGATGAATGTGATATACTTGAGTATTCTTCAAATTCTACTTCAATCTCTGGAGGAATTGACCAAGTTAATCTAATTTCTGGAGGATATGGATATAAGTCACTTCCTCGCTTTACTGGATCTGATTCCGCAACTGGTGAGGGGGCATTTGTTATTCCATCCTCAGACAGTATTGGAAAGATAACCCAAAGTAGAATTATAAATGAGGGATTTGAATACGCTTCAGATAAAACTTTAAGACCAACAGCAACCATCCCCCAATTAGCTTATATTTCTTCATCAAATACTATTGATACGATCACTATCCTTAATGGTGGACAAAATTACACATCTGCTCCAGATTTAATTCTAGTTAACACTGATACTGGAGAACTCATTAACTCTGGATTCTTAAAGGCAACTTTAACAGGATCTTCTATTGGTGAAGTAGACATTGAAGTAGAACCTAAAGGTTTACCTATCAGACCAGTTACAATTAGGTCAATTAATAATTCTAATTCTGTATCGATAGACAAGGTAGAATCTTCTTCATCTGGAATAGTTACTTGTATTTTAACTACACCAGTATTAGGATTTACAACTGCACCTTTTGCAGTTGGAGATAGAATATTTGTTGAAGGAATTGAAAAAGCAGATTCTTCAGGAGATGGATTCAACTCTGAAGACTATGGATATAGATTCTTTACAATAGAAAATTATTTTGAATTAAATCCATCCAAACTTGAGTTTAGTGTTTCTGGATTAACAACTAATCCTGGAGTAGCAAAAACTATTCAAGAATCTTATGCATCTATTACAAATTATAAAAATTATCCAGAGTTTGAAGTTACTCAAAAGTTTTTACCATTTATCGTTGGAGAGACTTTAGAATCGGATAATGGAATAGGATTCCAGTCTAGAGATTTAATTGTTACTTCTTGTGATGAAAACATTGTAAGAGTATCTGGGAAATATAATCTTTCGCAAAATGAAAGAATAAGAGGATTACAGTCTTTGAGTGAGGCGACAGTTGATGTAGTTTCCACAACTGAAGGAATTTACAATATAGACTACTTTAATCTTCAAAATTTTGGATGGAGGGAGGAAACTGGCAAACTTAACAATGACTCACAAGTAACTTCAGATAATGATTACTATCAAAATCTTTCATACACGGTAAAGAGTAGTAAAACTTGGGAAGAGATAGTAACGCCAGTTAATAATTTACTACACACTAGTGGTACAAAGAATTTTGCAGATACTCAATTATCTCAAAGCGCACAATCTGGTGTAGGAAATACAGAATCTACATTGTCGATTATTAATATGATTGTTGAAGACAATCGAGTTGACACTATTAATAATTTTGATTTTGCCTTTGATGTAGATACTTCGGGAGATAGATCGAGATTTGTAAAATTTGAAAATACACGTCTTTCGAAATATATTTTACTTAGAACTAATAGAGTTTTGAAAATTGATGATATTAGTTCTCAATTTTCCAGTAGTGATGATGAGAGAGAAGACGTATCCAATATACTTGCAATTAATTCTTCCAATGGATATAACAAATTTTTAGTTCAAGTAAAGAATACATCAAATAATGAAGCACAGTTTAGTGAAATAGTTGCAATTAATGATTCTGAAAATATTTTTAATTTATACAAGGGGGACCTTACTACAGGAACCACTGGATACGGATCTACCGTATTTGACCCTGATTTGTTATTGGCAAATATTAGTGGATATGTTGATGAAGAAGGCGTATTTTATTTGAGATTTGAACCAGAAGATCCATTTAACTCTGATTTTGACATTAAGATATTACAAGATACATTTATTTCTGGCATTGGATCTACGCAGAGTTTAAATTGTATAGATTTAATATCTCAAAATAAAGTAGTTACTAGTGGAATAACAACAACAATTATTGAATTAGATTCAACAAAATACTCCTCTGTTTATTCAAATATTCATGTAATGAATAATGATAGTTCTAAGATGAACTATGTCGAAATTTATCTGTCACATGATGGTTCTGACACTTATATTACTGAATATTATTTTGATGGTGAGGGAGGTGATAGTTATGGATTTATAGGTTCATTTGGCGCTTCATTAAGTGGTGGAATTTTATCTTTAAATTATACAAATACAGAGTCTGAAAGTATATCTGTAAGATCTAAAAATGTTGGGTTTGGAACCACGGCATTGGGTGGAGATTTCTATAGGTTTAAACTTCCAGGACAAATAGATGGAAATGAGAGAACAGTTGTTTTTGAATCAAATTATAATAATGTTTCTTCAGGGTCTACAAGTGTAATTACATTAGACAAATCACTGTTTACCTCAATAAAATCTGTAGTTCGTGTTGGGTTGGGAGAAACTAGTGCTTTACATCAAGTAATGACTGTTTATGATGGATCAAATGTTTCTACCCTACAGTATCCATTCTTGTCTATTGGAAGTACGGGTGGAATAGGTACTTTTGGAGCAAGTATTGATTCAACAAATATTATTCTTAGTTTTTATCCAGATCCCTCTGTTACTGGAGATATTGAAATAATTTCGTTCAATGAATGTTTTTATACAGATTTGGATGTTGTAAATATTCCTCCAGATTTAGATTATTCTACAGTGAGACAATCTGTAAGAATTTCCAAATACTTTGGTATTAATTCACCATCATCTGATAAACTTGACTTTGAAGCAAATTATGAAGAAAATCCAATATTTATGAAGACTTTCGATCCTTCAAATTCAATTGATGCAGTAACTGGTATATGCACAATACCAAATCACTTCTTTAATACTGGAGAAGAGTTAATTTATAGACCAAAATCTACTTTCATTGGCATTGGCACTTCCGCTTTAGGCATAGGTGCAACAGAAAATTATGTTGGAGTAGTTACCACTATACTTCCAGAAGTTGTCTATGCAATTAAAGAAACTCCTAATACATTGAGATTGGCAACTAAAAAGGAGTACGCTGAGCAAGGAATTGGGGTAACTTTTACCTCTTTAGGTCTTGGCAATGCTCATGAAATAGAAATGTTTAAAAAGAATGAAAAATCTTTAATCACAATTAATAATCTAGTACAATATCCAATTTCATATTCTTATGTAACTCATACATTATCTGATAATGGTGGGCAAATTGGCACCGCATCTACAATTTTTGCCTTGAGTGGAATTAGTTCCATTAGACCCACAGATTTGTTAAAAATTGATAATGAGTTTGTTAGAGTTGAAAATGTTGGATTAGGTACTACAAGCAGCGGTCCAATATCATTTACTGGGAGTGTTCCACTAGTTGAAGTTACTAGAGGGTTTGTAGGATCTACTGCTGGAGTACATACAGATACTTCAATTGCTAGGGTTCATAGAGGATCATACAATATTTCTGGTAATAAAATTTACTTTACTCAACCACCAAGAGGAAATCAACTCGATTTAATTGGTCCAGATGAAAATGCTCTTCCAAGAGAACGGGCAACATTCAGTGGTAAAGTTTTCTTAAGGCAAGATTACACTTCCAATCAATTATATGATGATATATCGGAACAATTTACTGGAATTGGGCAGACTTTTACACTAACTACACAGGGAATTAATACAGTTGGTTTAGGAACTAGTGGAGGAAATGGAATTGTCTTTATTAACAGTATTTTCCAATCTCCATCTACTTTAAATAATTCTGGAAATAATTATGTAATTGAGGAAGATTCTGTATCTGGAATATCCAGTATAACATTTACTGGAATTAGATCGGATAGTGGAATCTATACTTCAGATTATGATATTAATATGAATCAATTACCTCGTGGAGGTATTATTGTTTCCTTGGGATCTACCTCAGGTCTTGGATATGCTCCTCTCGTAGGTGCTTCTGTAACTGCAGTAGTGGACGGTGGAGGGTCTATTGTCTCAGTTGGATTAGGTACTTTAGATATACTTGGATCTGGGTATAGAGGAAGCGTTTCTGTAGCGATTACAGAGTCTGGACATACAGGGTCTGCAGCAAATGTCACAGCTTCCGTTGGTGTTGGAGGAACTTTATCATTCACAGTTGTTGATGGAGGAAGCGGATATTCTAGTCCTACAGTCAATGTCTCCTCACCTTCTTATGAAAATCTACCAGTCATTGGAGTTTCTCGTCTTGATATAGGAGCAACTACAGAAACAGGTGTTGGATTATTATTAAATGTTGAAGTTGGTGCAAGTTCTACCACAGGAATAGGGTCAACATACTTTGAAGTAACTAATTTCACAATTACAAGAAATGGTTATGGATTTAGAAGAGGTGATGTATTCAAACCTGTAGGATTAGTAACTGATGCAAGATTAGTGTCTCCGATCAGTGAGTTTGAATTAACAGTCCTTGACACCTTTAGCGATTCATTCGCTGCTTGGCAATTTGGAGAATTAGATTATATTGATTCAATTAAAAATTATCAAAATGGTACAAGAACTAGATTCCCACTATTTTATAATTCAGAACTGTTAAGTTTTGAAATTGATGAAGGAATAAGTGATTCTCAGTTGATAGATTTAGATTCAGTCCTAGTAATATTTGTAAATGGAATATTACAAGAACCTGGAAGTTCTTATCAGTTTAGTGGAGGAACATCATTTACATTTACAGTTCCACCAAAAGAAGTTGATGATATATCAATATTCTTCTATAGAGGAACTAGAGGAGAAGATAGCACACTTGAAGAGGTTACAGAAACGATTAAAGTCGGTGACACTATACAATTATTCAGTAATAATAATATTCCAAATACAATTACTCAAAATAAGAGAACTGTATATGATATTGCAGGATCTGATAAGGTGGAAACGAATTTATACAATGCACAAGGTATTGATACAGAGAATGAGAAACCTCTTTATTGGACTAAGCAAAAAGTTGATTTGACAATTAATGGTGAGATTGTTTCTAAATCAAGAGATTCCATAGAACCTCAAGTTTATCCAACTGCAAATATTATAGGAGATTTAACTTCCACTGATACTGAAATATTTGTCGATGATTTCTCACTATTTAATTATGAAAATGAGTCTCCAATTAATTTTAGTGCCATTGCCTTTACTAACACAAATGTTGGAATAGCAACTACAGATTTCTCCACACAATTTGAAATTATCTCTGGAATATCTGCTGTAGACGGATTTAATGCTTCGGTTGTAGGAATTGCAACTACTACTGGAATTGGTCATCCTTTAGCAGTAGAATTCACAATAAGAAATATTTCAAATCCTTCAAATTCATTGGATTTTTCAAATTTGCAAGTTGGATATCCTGTTTATATCTCAAATACTACTGTAGGAAGTGGAGTGACCTCAGTTGACACTTCTGATGCTGATATTGTTGCTATCAGCACATCAAACTTAAATAATGTGTATAAGATTCATGCTTTTGATGCAGTAACAGGAATTATGACTTGTAATGTTGCGTCAGATACATCAACTGTTGGAATTGCCACTACAGGAACTATCAAATATCCAGTAGGTGGAATGACATGGGGTAGATTATCTGGATTTACTAGATCTTCAGCACCAATTTCAATTGCAGTTACTGGATATGTATCAAGTGTTGGTATAAGTAGCGAAAGTTATAGTGCAGGATTATCCACTTACCCAATTATTCAGAGAAGAGGGTTTGGATTGAGAAGCACTGGATCATTGGTTAAAGATAAGTTGACATAACCTCATATAAATATAAAAAAAACATCAATATAAATGTCTGCACTTGTAACAGATCAATTTAGAATTCTTAATGCTACTAATTTTATAGAATCAGTAGATAATGATTCATATTATGTTTGGGTTGGACTGTCAAACCCTAATATATCTGGATTTGGTAGAAATGCAAACTGGGATGGTGGAACTGGAGTAACAAATGGTGTTGTTCCAAATCCTATAGATAATTTAGATTACCTCACCCAATATGAAGATACTCTTCTTTTTGGAAAAAAAGTAACATCATCAAATATAAGAAGAGTTGTAAAAAGAGTTGATTGGGTGAGAGGAAAAAAATATGATATGTATAGGCATGATTATAGTATCACTAATCTTAGTCCAATAGCAAAAAGGGCAAGATTGTATGATTCAGAATATTATGTAATCAATAGCGACTATAAAGTTTATATCTGTACCCAAAACGGTTCCAGTGGTATTAATACAACTGGAAATCAGTCATTATACGAACCAACGCACACTGATTTAGAACCAACTATAGCAGGTTCAGGTGGTGATGGATATTACTGGAAGTATCTATTCACAGTTTCTCCTAGCGACATTATAAAGTTTGACTCTACAGAGTATATTACATTACCCAATAACTGGAGCAATTCTACAGACTCTCAGATTGTTTCTGTAAGAGAAAATGGCGATTCTGAAGTAAATGATAATCAAATAAAAACGGTTTATATCGATAATCCTGGAAGTAATTATCAAGTTTTACCAGAGGCAGTAGAAGTTGACATTTTGGGAGATGGGACTGGTGGTAAAGTTAGTATTGAAACTAATTCAAGTGGAGAAATAATTAATACCACTGTTACTTTTGGTGGTAAAGGATATACTTATGGAATAGTTGATTTGGGACCTATACAACCAGGTGGAAATATTGCAAATCCTGCAAAACTAATTCCAATAATTCCACCATCTAGAGGTCATGGATACGATTTATATAAAGAACTTGGTGCAGACCGAGTGATGATTTACAGTAGATTTGATGATTCTTCTAGGGATTTTCCAACCAATACTAAGTTTTGTCAGATTGGCATATTAAAAAATCCTACTAAATTTATATCAACAGATACCTTTACAGATGCTCAATTTTCTGGATTATATTCAATCAATTTCTCTTCAGTAAATGATATTCTTCCAATTGTTGGTGAAAAGATTACTCAATCGAGTACTGGAGCAGTAGGATATGTTGCATCATATGATTCTGACACTAAAGTGTTAAAATATTTTAGAGATAGATCACTATATTATGCACCTGCACCGTCATATGATCAAACAGATTATGTTGGTGTTTCTACTGATGGAAATGCTAATGTGAATTTTAGTAACACTGGGGGAAATATAGTTGGTGAAACTAGTGGATTTACAGGACAAATTTCATCCTTTAGTGGAATAACTACAACAGTGAATAACTCCATTATAAATTTAGGAGTTACATTTGAAGATGGTCTTGCAAATCCTGAGATAAATAAAAAGACGGGAGATATAATTTATATTGATAATAGACCTCTCGTTTCACGCAATATTAGGCAAAAAGAAGACATTAAAATTATCCTGGAATTTTAAGAAATGGCACAAAAGACAAACCTAAATGTAAGTCCTTATTTTGATGACTTTGATGCTCAAAAGGATTTTTACAAAGTTCTTTTCACTCCAGGAAGACCAGTACAGGCAAGAGAATTAAATAATATTCAATCAATATTACAAAATCAAATTGAATCTTTTGGAAGTCACATATTTAAAGAAGGGTCTGTAGTAATTCCAGGAAATACTACTTATGATTCTAACTTTTATTCAGTTAAGCTAAATTCAACATCTTTTGGCGTTAACATATCAGCGTATATTAATCAGTATGTTGGAAAGTTAATAGAAGGTCAAATTTCTGGTGTTACTGCATCAGTACAAAAAGTTGAAATTCCAAATTCATCTAATGGATTAGACTATGTTACTTTATATGTAAAATACATAGATTCTGATAACGATTTTAATTTTACTCCATTTCAAGATGGAGAATCATTAGTTTCTAATGAAAGTGTAGTTTATGGTAACACTACAATTACATCTGGAACTCCTTTTGCATCTTTAATATCTACTGATGCTACTTCTACAGGATCTGCAGCTTCGATTGATGATGGAATTTATTTTGTAAGAGGCACTTTTGCAAATGTAACCAAGCAAACTATTATTCTTGATTATTATTCTAATACTCCTTCATATAGAGTAGGATTAAAAGTATCAGAAGAAATTGTAACATCTAAAGAAGATTCTTCTTTATATGATAATGCAAAAGGATTTACAAATTTTGCAGCACCAGGAGCAGATAGATTTAAAATAAATCTATCTTTAACTAAAAAGACTTTAGATAGTGTTGATACAGACACTGATTTTATTGAAATTCTTAGAATTGAAAATGGTGAGATTAAAAAGGTTAATACTAAGACACAATACTCAGTAATAAGAGATTATCTGGCGCAAAGAACTTTTGATGAGTCTGGAAATTATTCAGTAGAACCTTTTAAAATTTCTTTACACAATTCTCTTAATGATAGACTTGGTAATAATGGATTATTTTTTGATAGCCAGAAAACAGAATCTGGAAATAATCCATCAGATGACTTAATGTGTGTAAAGTTATCTCCAGGAAAAGCATATGTTAAAGGATATGATATAGAAAAAGTTACTACTACTATCCTTGATGTAAACAAACCAAGAGAAACCCAGAATGTAGAGAGTGTAAATATTCCCTTTGAAATGGGAAATTTACTGAGGATTAATAATATCACAGGATCTCCAAAGCAAAATGAATCCGTAGAAATTCACTCTGTTAGAAGAAGTGATTCGGGAGATCCAGATTCAAGTACACGAATTGGAGACGCTAAAGTTTATAATTTTAGATTAACTGATGCTGCGTATTCCGGAGCATCTACTAATTGGGATTTGTATCTTTATGATGTACAAACATATACTACCTTAGTATTGAATCAAGGTCTTTCTTCAACACAATTGCCAGTATCATCTTATGTAAAAGGTAAAAGTAGTGGAGCATCTGGATATGCTGCTATTGCTGGTGATGGAACTACAACAATTAAGTTAAGGCAAACATCTGGTACTTTTGTAAGAGGTGAGCAATTAGTTATTAATGGATTGGAGTTATATCCAAGATCAATTTTTGAAATAACTGTATATGATACTACAGATATTAAGCAAATTTACCAACCAATATCTGTTTCTGGATTTACCACATCATTTATTGGAGACTCTGTATTAGATAGACAACTTCCTATCGGTTTTAATGCTTCAGATACTATCAATATCACTGCAGGTGGTGTAGTAACTTCTCCAGGAAAGTTTTTTAACACTATCAAACCTGGTTCTATAGTAAGATTCCAGGCACCAGATAAAACAACTGAAACTTTTAATGTTGTCTCCAGTGTAAATTCTACTGGAACATCTATGGTTGTTGCAGGAATTGCTACAGTTACGGGTGTTTGTGATGGTGGAGTAGGAGTTGCGACAAATTTATCATTTAGTTTAGGAATACCTAAGATTAGAAATTCTGATAAAGGATACTTATATGCAGAACTGCCAAACACAAATGTATCGCAGGTAGATTTAAACGATTCTATCTTAACTTTTAGCGCACAATCTACAAGCGCAAAAACAGTTTCTTCTAATCAAATAACCTTAACAGTTTCGGATTTTTCATTACCTTCTGGATTATCGACTGCGTTATTTGCACCTTTTGACGAGGAGCGTTATTCTGTTCATTATGATGATGGCACTACTCAATCTTTAACATCAGATCAATTTTCTTTATCTAGTAATCAAGTAGTAATATCAAACCTTACTAATGGAAAAATAACTTCATCAATCAATGCTACTTTCATTAAGAATGGAGTGCAAAGTAAGCAAAAGCAGTTTAATCGTAGTAAGTCTATAAATGTAGTATATTCTAAGTATCCAGAGTCTGGTACGGGAGTTAGTACTTCAATCAATGATGGATTGGAATACAATCAATACTATGGACTTAGAGTGCAGGATGAAGAGATTTCTATTAACTACCCAGATGTATCAAAAGTCTTAGCAGTTTATGAGTCTTTAGATACATCAAATCCATCTGTAGACACTTTATCATTCAGCACGGTTTTAAATATTGGAGATAATGTAATTGTAGGCGAAAATATTTTAGGATCAGAAAGTGGATGTATCGCTAGAGTAGTATCCAGATCTACTAATAGTGTTGGGATTATCTACCTAAACTCAAATCGCTTTAATAATAATGAATCTGTAACTTTCCAGGAATCAAATATTGTTGGTGAAATTGATTTTCTAACGCCAGGAAATTATAATGATATTACTAATAGATTTACTTTAGATAAGGGTCAAAAAGAACAATATTATGACTATTCAAGACTTGTTCGTAACGAAGGAGAAACTGAACCTTCAAAGAGATTATTAGTTGTATTTGACCATTATACAATACCCTCAACCGACAACGGTGATGTATTTACTGTAGCAAGTTATAATAAAGAGCAGTTTGCAACAGATGTTCCTTCAATTGGAAACAATGATATTAGAGCAACAGATACTTTAGATTTTAGACCAAGAGTATCTGTTTTTAGCTCAAATACTTCTTCACCCTTTGATTTTTCTAATAGAGACTTTAGTTCTTCTATCAAGTTAAACTTGACACCAAATGAAAGCACTATTGTTGGTTATGACTATTATCTTGGAAGAGTTGATAAAATTTATTTGAATAAAAATGGTGAGTTTATTTACCTGGAAGGATTATCATCTATAAATCCAAAGTCTCCGTTAAAGACTGATGATTTGATGGAATTGGGAACTGTTACTTTACCACCATATCTTTATAATGTTAAGAATGCCATATTATCTCTCGTTGATAATAGAAGATATACTATGAGAGATATTGGATTAATTGAGAATAGAGTAAAAAATCTTGAAAGGGTTACTTCACTATCTCTGTTAGAATTAAGTACACAAACACTCCAAATACAAGATTCTGAAGGATTTAATAGATTTAAGACTGGATTTTTTGTAGATGACTTTAAAGATTCTTCAAGAATAAACAATTTATTCTCATCAATTGAAATTGATTCTGATTCGCAAGAGATGGGACCAATTATATCTAGAAATAGTTTAAAAAATTATCTTGCACCTGCACAAAATATAACAAATGAATCTGTAGATCTATCAACAAATTATAGTCTCTTAGATTCAAACACTCAAAAAACTGGTCCAACAGTTTCACTCAAATATAGTTCTGAAAAGTGGATATCACAACCATTAGCAACTCAGGTTGAAAATGTAAACCCATTCCATGTAGTATCTTATAGTGGAACAATAAAATTATCTCCAGAAAGAGATAACTGGGTTAGAACTGTACAATTACCAAATAAAACAGTTTCTGTTACTGATTGTGTTTTAGTCGAAAGATCTAGAGTTGAAGTTGGATCTAGAAATATAAGAGTAGCAAATTGGGATAGAAGAGGTCAAATTGAAAGAACTATTGAAGCGTCTCAAAGTGTTACTGCATCTTCAAATGTGACTACATCATCTTCAAGTGTCACTAGATTAGTAGAATCTAGACCTGAAGAATATATGAGATCTAGAAATACTGAGTTTTCTATTTCCAACCTAAAACCATCTACAAGATATTATCAATTCCTAGATGGAAATGGATCTGTAGATTTTATTCCGAAACTTATTGAAATATCGGATAGTTCTTCCTTACAAAATCCTGGAGCATCATCTGCATTCACAGTTGGAGAAACTGTCTTTGGTTATGACTCAAACAATAATAAGGTTATTTCCTTTAGGGTTGCAAGACCTGATCATAAGTTTGGAACATATGATTCTCCAACTACATCTTTTAATATAAATCCTTATATTAAAACAGAGTCTCTACCAACCGCATATAGTGCTTCTTCAAAAGTATTGAATGTAGATACTTATTCATTATCAGAAGAAGCACAGGGTTTATATTCTGGATATTTAGTTAAAGGTGCAAAACTTGTTGGACAAACAAGTGGTGCCATAGCATATGTAAAAGATCTCAGACTAGTATCTGATAACTTTGGCGATTTAATAGGATCTTTCTTTATCAGAAATCCAAATACTTCACCTGCACCTGACGTTAGAATTAATACGGGAAATAAAACTTATAAAGTCACATCAAGTCCTACAAACGAAACTGCAGCACCTGGAAGCACTTCCATTTCTAGTGCTACATCAAACTATGTTTCTGAAGGAACTTTAGAGTTATATGAAACCACCATTACAAATACTACTACAGTAACTACAACTAGGACAACAACTACAACTATAGCAAATGTTACGACTGAATTTTATGATCCTTTAGCACAGTCGTTTAGTGTTGGTGGAAGTGAAACTGCAAATGACGAGGAGAATGGTGCTTATTTAACAAGTGTAGATTTATTCTTCTATAAAAAGGACACTAATAATAATCCTCTAACAGTTCAAGTAAGAACTGTAGAACTTGGTACTCCAACAAGAACAGTTATTGGAAATCCAGTTACATTACGACCAAATCAAATTAATATTTCAGATGATGCATCTGCAGTAACTAAAGTTACATTTGATTATCCAATTTATCTTGCTCCTGGACTAGAATATGCAATTGTCCTCCTTGCTCCAGAAAGCGTAGAGTATGAGGTTTTCATTGCAGAAATGGGCAAAAAGACTATTCAGTCTGCAAATCTACCTGATGCTAATGCTGTTGTCTACAGTCAACAATTTGCTCTAGGCAGTCTATTTAAATCCCAAAATGGATCTATATGGACAGCAAATCAATATCAAGATATGAAGTTTACACTATATCGTGCAAACTTTGTAACAAATACTCCTTCTACAGCATACTTCTATAATCCAACGTTAGATGAGAGTAATGGTTATATTAAAAATCTTCAAAGTAATCCATTAACAGCACTTCCTAGATTGCTAAGTGTCGGTATTACAACAACTACCGATGCAAACGCTATTGGAATTTTAACCACTGGAAGAAAAGTAAGTGAAAGTGTGAAGACTTATAATTATGGATATATTGTTGGCACAGGATGCTCAGTGTCTTCTGTTGGGGTAACCACTGGTGGATCTAATTATGTTACCGATTCTGATGTATCTACATTCAATATTATTGGCAACGGATCTGGTCTTACTTTAGATATTACTGCTTCAGGTGGTGTGATTGGTGTTGCTACTGTAGTAAATCCTGGCACAGGATATGCAATTGGAGACGTTGTTGGTATTGTAACTTCCTCAGTTTCAAGTAATAGTGGAAGAAATGCAACGATAACAATCACTGGAAATAATGACGGAATTGATACTTTATATCTGAGTAATGTCCAGGGTAACTCTTTCACTATAGATGGAACTGCAAACTTAGTCTATTATGATGATTCTAATAATTCAGTGACTATGGGTTCCACCTATATTAGAAGTTCAACTCCTACAGGATCTTTATATGCTGGAAACTTCCTTAAGGTAAATCACTTTAATCATGGAATGTATGCGGAGAATAATAAAGTTTCAATATCTGGTGTTTTACCAAATGTTGTCCCAACTACATTATCCCAGCCTATAACAGCATCTTCTACATCTATTTCTGTTGCAAGTACTGAAAACTTTGGGACCTTTGAGGGTAAAGGAGTTGGTGGAGGTAATCCTGGATATGTAATTATTGAAAATGAGATTATTAAGTATGAAGATGTTGGAACTGGTACATTAGAAACAATAACAAGAGCACAATCATCAACAATTGCAGTTCCTCACGACACTAATGCACAAGTCTATAAGTATGAATTTAATGGAGTCTCTTTAAGAAGAATTAATACAACTCATGACATTAGTGATGTTGGTTTAGATATTGATAGTTACTATATTGAAATTGATAGGACTTCTAATGGTGAAGATAGGAGCGCAGATAACACTCCTACAGGATATCCTCAACTCTCATTTGAAACTGAATTAAATTCTGGTGGAAATAATGTGTTTGCTACAGAAAATATTCAGTATGACTCCATTATTCCATTTTACAGAATTATATCTCCAACTGATGCAACTTCTGTATCTGCAAAGATTAGAAGTGTAAGTGGAACAAGTATTTCTGGAAGTGAGGTATCATTCAATGACTTAGGTTATGAGGATATACAACTTAATTCTTTAAATCAATTGTCTTCGACAAGAATTGTTTGCTCGAAAGTCAATGAGGATACATACTTAACTGCACTTCCCAGAAATAAATCTTTCACTACAGCAATTACTTTACAAACAACTAATAAGTACCTTTCACCACAAATATTCTTAGATAACTCTTTTACAGATTTCCATAGTAATAGAATTAATTCACCTATATCAAATTACTCTACAGACAATAGAGTTAATTCATTCATCGAAGACCCACATTCTTCTGTTTATGTTTCCAATACAGTTAGACTATCACAGTCTGCAACTTCCCTAAAAGTTATACTATCTGCTTATAGACATTCTTCTGCTGACTTTAGAGTTCTTTATAGTCTAATTAGACCTGATTCTAGTGAAATTGCTCAAGCATTCGAATTATTCCCAGGATATGATAATCTAACCGTAGATAACAATAATGATGGATATCTGGATGTAGTAAATCCAGCAAATAATAGTGGACTGCCAGATACTCTTGTAAGAAGTAGTAGGGAGAATGAATTCTTAGAATATGAGTTTTCTGCTAATAATCTTGGCGAATTTACTGGATATATAATTAAAATAGTTATGTCTTCAACTAATCAAGCATATCCTCCAAGATTTAAAGATTTAAGGAGCATTGCAATCAGATGATGATACCAGTAAAAGGTCACCCAAACTTGTATAGGGATGAAGAATCTGGGGCAATTGTCAATTGCGACAATACATCTTATAATCAGTATGTTAATAGTCTTAACAATAGAAAGTCTCAAAAAAGAGAGTTGGATGAAATGAAAAAGGATATTGAGGAGATTAAATCTTTACTAAAGGAGTTTTTAAATGGATCCAAGTGAAATCACTCTAAATTCAATAAATAAACTATTTGAGTATGAAAAACATGCTCGAATAATTGATGAATTGGATGAAGAGCAACTAAAAAATTTTGCAAAACTATATTGTAAACTATATTTGCAACAACAAGAAGTAATTTCTACTATGAATCTATAGTATAAATAAATTGTAGAGGTAGACTAATTACATGGCATCAGTATATGTAAACAATTTAGTCATTAATTCTGGGTCAGATTTTAGTCAAACATTCACATTGGAAGATCCTACCACCAATTCGTTTTATGATTTGTCCTTATATGCGGTTTCTTCTCAATTGCGAAAATGGGCAGGAAGTTCTACGGCAATCAATTTTGATGCTGCCATAGAAATTCCTCTTGAAGGGAAAATAAATATTTCTCTCACAAATGAGCAAACGTCTTTATTAAAACCTGGAAGATATGTATATGATGTAGTTATTACAGATACTGGAGGACAAAAAAGTAAAGTTATCGAGGGTATGGCATTAGTGCGAGAAGGAGTAACTAGATAATGCCCGATATAAGAGTTAGAGTAGGACAACAAAATGCAGTAAAAGTTGTCTCTAGTATTTCTGGATCTACTGTTGCGGCAATAGCAGAAAATGTAATTGGCGGAATTGCTTCAGTAACTCAATTAAATGTAAGTGGCGTATCAACATTTGTTGGAGTTGCAACTTTTAATAATGATGTTTACATTGATGGTGATTTATATATTGGCGATGACTTAAATTTTGACGAATTTACTGCAAGAAATGGAAATATTTCAGGTATTCTTACCGTAGGGCAGTCTTTCTATTATCCTCCAGGTGAACCATATGGTATTGCATATTTTGATCCAAATGACCGATTAGCATCTACAGGAACAACAAGTTATGCGATAACAGAAAGTAACTATGTTCTTACAACAGACGATTCTGGAGTTCCAATCTGGTCCAGTGTTATAGATGGAGGATCTTACTAATGGCAAAACCGACAACAAGACAAGAATTAATAGATTATTGTTTAAGAAGATTAGGTGCTCCTATATTAGAAATTAATTTAGCAGATGAACAAATAGATGATTTGGTAGATGATGCTCTACAGTATTTTCAAGAAAGACACTTTGATGGTGTCGAACGAATGTATTTAAAATATAAGATTACTGAAGAAGATATAAGCAGAGGATCTGCAAAAGGAACTAATGGTGTTGGAATTGTAACTACAACAGGCACATCAACAATTTCTGGAATAGGTACAACATCATTTAACTTTTATGAAAATTCAAATTTCGTACAAGTTCCTGATAGTGTTATTGGAATTGAAAAAATATTTAAATTTGATACAAGTTCTATATCTGGCGGAATGTTTAGTATTAAATATCAATTATTTTTGAATGATTTATACTATTTTAATTCTGTTGAACTTTTGCAATATGCTATGGTAAAAACTTACCTTGAAGATATTGATTTTCTTTTGACAACAGATAAACAAATAAGATTTAATAAAAGACAAAATAGATTATACTTAGATATTGATTGGGGAGCACAGTCAAAGGATACATTTATTGTAATTGATTGCTACAGAATTTTAGATCCAAATGATTTTACAAAAGTTTATAATGATAGTTTTTTAAAGAAATATTTAACGGCATTGATGAAGCGTCAATGGGGACAGAATTTAATTAAATTTAGAGGTGTTAGACTTCCCGGTGGAATAGAATTAAATGGAAGAGAACTTTATGAAGATGCTGAGAAGGAGATTGCAGAAATAAAACAAAGAATGTCTATGGATTATGAACTTCCACCTTACGATTTTATAGGATGATCATATGGCACTTAATCCATTTTTCTTACAAGGATCACCTAACGAACAAAGTCTCATTCAACAATTAATTAATGAGCAATTAAAAATATATGGCGTTGAAGTTATCTATATTCCTAGAAAATTTGTAAGAAAACAAACGATTATTAAAGAAATACAATCTTCTCTATTTGATGACAACTTTTCAATTGAGGCATATTTAAATAATTATGATGGATACTCTGGTCAAGGTGATATTCTTTCAAAATTTGGAATGAATTTAAAAGATGAATTAAGTTTAATTATTTCAAAAGAAAGATTTGAAGATTTTATATCACCATTTATGCTTGAATCTGAACTAAATGGTGAGCTGGAGTTGTCTACCCGTCCAAGAGAAGGTGATATTGTATATTTTCCTTTAGGGCAAAGACTATTTGAAGTAAAGTTTGTTGAACATGAGCAACCATTTTATCAATTAGGGAAACTTTATGTTTATGAACTCAAGTGTGAATTATTTGAATATGAAGATGAAGTTATTGATACCACAATTGATGAAATTGATGAGCAAGTTCAAGAAGAAGGATATATTACAACATTAAATCTTATTTCTATAGGTTCTACAGCTACCGCGACAGTCAGTATAAATTCTGGATATATTGATAGAATTTATTTAAATAATGATGGTTATGGATATACATCCGCGCCAATAGTTTCAATTTCAACTGCACCATCTGGAGGTATCAGTGCTCAGGCAGTTGCAATTACAACTACAAAATCTGATGCAAAATCTGTATTAGCAATAGAACTTGTCAATTCTGGAGCAGGTTACACTGTTGCACCTACAATAACTATATCTGGAGGTGGGGGTGTAGGAGCGTCTGCAACTTGCAGTATTGAAACCACTTACAGTGGAATTACATCCTTTACTGTTACAGACAGTGGACAAGGTTATAAAACTATTCCAACTGTATCTATTGTTGGAAATGTTGGGGTAGGAACTAGTGCAGTTGCAAAAGCAATTGTTGGAACTGGTAATTCTATTAATTCTATTCGAATTATTAATCCTGGTGTTGGATACACGGAAGCACCGACAGTATTAATTTCACAACCTTCAATTTTAACTGGTATAGGTACTTATAAATTTAATGAAATTGTTACTGGATCTATTTCAGGTACACAAGCAAGAGTTAAATCATGGGATAAAGACACTAACATTCTTAAGATATCTTATGTAGATGATGTTTCTAGTAAAGGATTTTATCCTGGAGAAATTATTGTTGGATCTGCATCTAGTGCCACATATGCAGTTAGTAATTACAATAATTGGAATGAATATGATAAATATAGTGAAAATGTACAAATTGAAACAGAAGCAGACAATATTATAGATTTTTCAGAATCAAATCCATTTGGAGTATTTTAATGTTAGGAACTTACTACTATCACGAAATTATTAGAAAAACTGTCATTGCTTTTGGCACAGTTTTTAATGAAATTTATATCAGGCATAAAAATTCTTCAAACGATAGTATAAGTGAAATAAAGGTGCCTTTGGCATATGGTCCAATTCAAAAGTTTCTTGCTCGCCTCGAACAACAACCAGAATTAAATAAACCAATAGCGATTACTTTGCCTAGAATGTCATTTGAGATGACATCGATTCAATATGATTCTACTAGAAAAGCAAATATTACTCAAACTTTTAAAGCATCTGAAGGTGGAAATTTGAAAAAAGTTTTCATGCCTGTTCCATATAATATTGGATTCCAATTGAGTATAATGACAAAGTTGCAGGATGATTCTTTACAGATAGTAGAACAAATACTTCCATATTTTCAACCATCATTCAATCTAACAGTTGACTTAATAGATTCTATAGGGGAAAAAAGAGATATTCCTATTGTGTTGGACAATGTTTCCTTTACAGATGACTATGAAGGAGATTATTCTACAAGGAGAGTTTTAATTTATACTTTAAACTTTACGGCAAAAACTTATCTGTTTGGTCCAATTGCAGATTCTACAGACGGTCTTATTCGTAAGGTTCAAGTTGATTATTACAATTCAACAGACACTACGACCGCAAAGAGAGAAATGAGATATACAGTGACTCCCGATCCTATTGATGCTGCTCCAGATGATGACTTTGGATTTAGTGAGGTTTGGGAATCTTTTGACGACTCCAGATCATACAGTCCAACTCAACAAAAAGATATTTGATAAATTATGACAAATAATTATGACGGTTTAGATTCTGCTCTCAATATTGAAAGTGATATTGTTGAGGTGGAAAAATCAAAAGAATATTTAAATATTCAACCTTTAAAAAATGAGGATATTCAGAAGGACTATGAATACACAAGAGCAAACTTATATTCATTGATTGAGAAGGGTCAAGAGGCAATCAATGGAATAATGGAGCTTGCTGGAGAAGGTGGAAGTCCCAGAGCATATGAAGTTGCAGGACAACTGATTAAAAGTGTTGGTGATGTGACAGATAAACTCATTGATCTACAGAAGAAATTGAAGGATGTTGAAGATGAGACGGTTAAAACAACTAACAATGTAACTAACAATGCGGTTTTTGTGGGGTCTACTACAGAATTATCTAAATTACTCAAGCAAGGTTTTCTAAATAATAAAGAGTAATTTTACTATTCTAATGGGTTGGTCGGACAAATATAAAAAATCTATTGATTGCGACAATCCAAAAGGATTTTCTCAAAGAGCTCATTGTCAGGGGCGCAAGAAAAAAATGAATGAGGAAAGGGGTGGATCTTTACACCATTGGTTTAAAGGTTCTAAATCTAAAGAAGGTAAACCTGGATGGGTGCAAGCAGATGGATCACCTTGTGCCAACGAACCTGGAGAAACTAAAACGCCAAAATGTTTTAGTAGTGCAAGACTTGCTTCACTTAAGAGAAAGGGTAAAAAAGGAGAGGCAATTATCAAAGCGGCAGTTCGTCGTAAGCGTGAAAAAGACCCAGGTCAGCAGGCAAAAAGTGGCGGAGCAAAACCAACTTTGGTAAAAACTTTTTCTAAAGGTAAAAAAGATCCAAATTACATTAAACCAGAACCAGGACTCAAAGAAGAAATGCAAATTAACGAAGCACAAAGAGACATCAAGGGTAAAGGTAGTGGTAAAAAAGATGCTTGCTACCATAAAGTAAAATCTAGATATGATGTCTGGCCAAGTGCATATGCCTCTGGAGCACTTGTAAAGTGTCGTAAAGTTGGCGCTGATAATTGGGGCACAAAGTCCGAAGAAACTATGGTTGATGAAGCAAAGAAGTGTTGGCCTGGTTATGAGAAGAAAGGAAATAAAAAGATGTTTGGTAAAACATACAATAATTGTGTAAAAGTAAAGGAGGAAATGGAAATGAAAAGATATTGCCCTAAGTGTGAAAAGTCTGAAACTAGGGATGAATGTAGATATGGTCCCAAATATTGGGATATGTTTTCTATTCCAGAACCACTAGCACCAAATCAGAAGAAGTATAATATTGCAACAGTTCATCCCGGCAATTTCCCAGAGTCTTACGATCACGAGCACTCAATGGTGAGGTCTCAACTTTCTACCATTGTTTCTGCAGCGAAGAGACTTCGTAAGAAAATGAAGGGTGAAGGTAATGTTGAGGCGTGGGTTCAATCAAAGATTACCAAAGCATCAGATTACTTAGATTCTGCTGCCGATTATGTTGATAGTGGAGAGATGAGGGCAGAACAAAAAACATTCTCAGAGTTTATGATTGAAGCGGTTGACAAATCTAAAATGAAGTGCAATAAACCTAAAGCACAAGCACACGGATCTGGTGAGACTGGAAAGTCTCATATTGTAAAAGCTTGCGAAGGTGGAAAAGAAAAAATTATTCGTTTCGGACAACTTGGTGTAAAAGGTTCTCCTAAAAAGAAAGGGGAATCTAAAGCATATGCAAGTCGTCGTCATAGATTTAAAACCAGACATGCAAAGAACATTGCAAAAGGTAAAATGTCTGCTGCATATTGGGCAAACAAAGTTAAGTGGTAAAGAAAATGAAAAGTTTTAAGCAATTTATTTCAGAAAGTATCACTATCAACGGTGACTTCAATGGAACCTTAAATGTAGGTTCTTCTCAACCAGAGCAAGCAACTGAATCATTTTTTGCAGATGTTGTTTGGGAAGGTAAATTATATCGCCTTGAAGTCGAAGGTAATATTATGGATAAGAATGCTCTTGCAGAGCAACTTCAGGGAGAATATCCTGGAGCAATTGTGCATAATGTATACCCAATGGCATCAAATTCAGTAACAGTTAAAAACGCACAAAGATACAGACCAGAAAGACTATCGTGGAGTGATTGATTAATGGCACAGTGGAATAAGAATGAACAAGACTTTCTAAATCAAGAAAGAACACTTTTTGAAGTTTATATGCGTGCCGATAGGTATGGAAACATCTATGATGACTTGGGACAGGGATTCAGTGGAGACCTTTTTGGTAGATTAAAGGTTTCTAATCCACTCACTCTTTTTGATTCTTCTCATATCTATTATCAAGATGGTGATTTTGATGATGTAGTTGTAGGAACTGGTTCTACTGTTGGATTCATCACAGCACAAAGTTCTGCAACTCTTGGTATTGGAACAACTGCAGGATGTAGATTAGTTCGT